AATTAGCGGTTGAATTATGGGATAAAAATAGTGTTCCAGCTCCTAGCCCAATTACAGCGGAGACAAAAAAGGAACTAAAGAAACAAGTTCAGGATATGCCAGCGGATCAAATACCAGATTTCAATGTTTCACGTGCGAAAAACGAATTTTATAAAGCGGAGTTGGCAAGGATTCAAGTTGCACAACAAAAGAAAGAATTAATCAGTGCAAAGGAAGTAGAAAAGAAAAGTTTTGAATTGGCGGTTGGTATTCGTGAAGCGTTTTTAACTCTACCTGATCGGGTTAGTAATTTATTTGCGAGTGAAACGGATGCAACGGCAATAGATGGGGTATTGAGGAAAGAAATTCATAGTTGTTTGGAAAGTTTTGTAGAGGCAGCATGAACCCATTTGCAAAAGGATTTCTAGAGGGCATTATTCCGCCGCCGCCGATGACGGTAAGTGAATGGAGCGACAAGCACAGGCGTTTAAGTTCTAAAGGATCTAGCGAGCCGGGCAGGTGGCGCACTAGCAGGACGCCTTATCTCCGCGAATGTCAAGACCTATTAAGCGTGACGAATAGCGATGTTGAAAGAGTTGTTTTGATGTTTGGCAGCCAACTTGGGAAAACGGAGATGGGTATCAACTTCCTTCTTTATACGATTGACCATTGCCCGGCTCCCATACTTTGCGTTGCTGCTTCTTTGGATATGGTCAAGAGGATGAGCCGTCAAAGGTTAGAGCCTGCCTTCGAAGAAACGCCAGTTATTAAGGCGAAAATTGCACCGCAAAGATCAAGGGATGCAAGCAATTCAATGTTTATAAAAGAGTATCCCTCGGGCATCCTCATGCTTACAGGAAGTAACTCGCCTGCTGGCCTACGTTCTGCCCCCGTTCGTTATTTATTCCTTGATGAAATTGATTCTTATCCGGCTGATGCGTCTACCTCCGGCGGGGTAAGTGAAGGTGACCCCTGCGAATTAGCCATCAAAAGAACTTCAACTTTCAGCAGGAAAAAGATATTAATGACGAGTACGCCGACTTTAAAAGAGTTTAGCCGTGTTGAATCAGAGTACCTAGCAAGTGACCGCCGCAAGTTCTTTGTTAAATCTCCTTGTTGTGGAAAATATCAAACTCTTATTTGGTCGCAAATGAAATGGGAAAAGCGCGACCCATCGACGGCTAAATATGAATGTTCACATTGCGGGGAAAGATTCGACGAGTCACATAAAACTTCAATGCTTAGGCAAGGGGAATGGAGGGCAGAGAAACCAATGACAAGAAAGACGGCAGGGTTTCAAATGAGTTCTTTATATAGTCCGGCGGGGTGGCTAAGTTGGCCCGAATTAGTTGAGGAATTTCTACGGTCAAAAGAAGACGCGCCTTTATTTAAAACTTTCGTAAATACTAGGCTTGCCGAAACCTTTGACGAGTCATATCAGTCGCAATTATCAGCGGAAGAGCTATTAGAAAAGTGTGAAAAATATAAACCCGGAACAATACCGGAAGATGTTATTTGTTTAGTTCAAGGGGTAGATGTGCAAGGTGGATCAGGAACGAAAGATGAAAGAATCGAAATTTCGACGTTCGGAATAGCCCCTGAAGAACACATGTATTTAATTCAACATGACGTAATTTTTGGGGATGCGAATCAAGGAACAGTTTGGAAAGGTTTAGACGTTTTGTTAACAGCGGAATGGCCACACCCTAACGGCGGAACATTGAAGGTTGATTGTTGCGCCATAGATACCGGCGGAATGGCAACCAACTCTGTTTATAACTATTGCAGGGAAAGAAAGAGTATGAATGTTATTGGGATTAAAGGAAGTAGCCGGCCAGCTCAACCCGTAATAGGTCGCGGTTCTAAAGTTGATTTGAACTATAAAGGTAAAGCAATAAAAGGCGGCGCAACTGTTTATATGGTTGGATCTGACACAATTAAAGATGTGTTGTATAGTAGGTTAAAGTTTAATAATAAATTACATTTTCACTGCGAAACAGATCAGGAATATTTTAAACAATTGACGGGTGAAAAAAAGGTTTTAAAGAAAAGTGGAAGAGGTACGGAATACGTTCAAAAGAGAAATCAAAAGGTTGAGGCTCTTGACTGTGCCGTTTACGCTTATTCGGCTCTTAATCATCTTTATCAGCGCTTCCCTCGTTCTAAAATCTTCCAAATGTTCACGGATCGGCTCTTAAATTCCGCTAATTTAGCTAAAAAACAACGTCTAAACTCTAGGAAGAAGTCGAAAAAATCTTATGTTGACAATTGGTAAGAGGTCGCGATGAATGTACCCGAAACGATACGCGCAGGGTCTACAGCGAAATGGAAAGACTCAAGCACAATTGATGGTTTTGACGAAACTATTTCATCCCCTGATTGGACATTAAAATATTATTTCCGAACGAATGAAGGCGGCGGCCATACTGCAACCGCTGTTCAAGATGGTACTGGATGGAAGACAATAATCACGGCTACAGAAACAGAAGCATTAACGCCGGGGCAATGGTATTGGGTAGCTGAGTTTTCAAAAGGTGCTGAGAAATTCACAAGATCAGGGCAACTAACAGTTTTGCAGTCGTTGGCCTATACAGGAACTAACCCAACTGCTGTTGATGAAAGAACACAAGCGAAAAAAGATCTTGATGCTGTTACAACTGCAATTAGAGTTTTAACGACAGACGCCGCGAAGGAATACAGCATAGGGGGCAGATCATTTAAGAAAGTTGATTTACCTGATTTGATAGCTAGAGAAAGCCAATTAAAATTCATCGTTAATAAAGAGAATCAAAAAAATGCAATCGCAAACGGTCGGGGGAATTTCGCTGTTTCTTATGTGAGGTTTAGGTAATGGGAATTGGTAACGCATGGCGCGAATTGTGGCGCCCTAATCCATCGACAATGACAAGACCAAGGCGGCGCATGTATGCAGGGGCAGAAACATCAAGGCTTACAAGTTCTTGGGCTACTTCTGTTTCATCTGCTGATTCAGAAATTAAGGGCAGTTTGTCTAAGTTGCGTTCTCGTTCTCGTCAATTAGTTAGAGATAGTGACTATGCAAAAAACGCTATTCAGACAATTGTCAATAACACGGTAGGAACTGGGATTAAGTTGCAGGCCCAAGTTCGGAAACAACGCGCAGGAAAAAACGGAAAGTTAGATGAAAGATGTAATCAAGCAATTGAGCGCGAGTGGAAAAAATGGGGCAGAAAAGATTGTTGTGATGCAGCGCAAAAAATGTCATGGGAGGACATCAACCGGGCGGCAATTCGTCAAATGGCAGAAGGTGGCGAGTGCATCATCAGAATTATTAGAGGTATTAAGTTTGGGCGCTCAAATGTGCCAATGGCGCTGCAAGTGCTTGAAAGCGAAATGCTAGATGAAAATTATTCTGGTAAGAGTCCATCTAAAGGGCTTGAATGGCGGATGGGTTGTTTAGTTGATAAGTATGGCGCCGTAAAAAAATATGCTTTCTTTACTCGTCACCCCGGCGACACTTTGTTTCCTACTGATATAAGCGCACAGAAAAATCAACACGTCATTGTTGATGCAAAAGATGTGATCATGCTTTATAAGGTGGAACGCCCCGGACAACATAGGGGGACACCTTGGTTATCTAGTGCAATTCAAAGACTGCATCATTTAGACGGATATGAAAAAGCGGAATTAGTGAAGGCGAGGGCGTCATCTGCTTTGACCGCATTTGTGAGTTCACCTGAGGCTGAGTTAGCGGGAATGTCTGACGATGTAGAAGACGGTGAGCGTGTATATGATCTTGAACCCGGCGCGGTAAGACTACTTCAACCGGGCGAACAAATTCATGTACCAGATTTGCACGCACCTGATGGGCAGTTTCAACCGTTTTTAACTGCAATGCTTAGGGCGGTTGCTAGTTCAATGAATATTTCTTATGAAAGTTTAAGTCGTGATTATTCGATGAGTAATTACAGTTCTAGCCGTTTGTCATTACTGCAAGATCAGGCAGGTTATAGAGCTTTACAACGTCAATTAGAAGAATCACTTTTACAGGTCGTTTATGACGAATGGTTAGAGCTTGCTTATTTAGAAGGCTTGTTAGATCTCCCTGCTTATTTGGCACAACCTGATATGTATAGATCTGTTCGGTGGTGCTATCCGGCGTTCCATTGGGTTGATCCTGAGAAGGAAACGAAAGCGGCATTAATGGCAGTACAGGCCGGGTTCCGTACACAAGCCGACGTAATTCAGGAATTTGGCAGTGATTACCAAGAAGTAATTAATCAAAGAAAGATGGAAGTTGAAACGGCTAAACAG